TTGAACCTCTTGTTTTAATTGGTTGAACACAAATAGGATTTGATACAAGAAGCATAGTTCTATCACCTTCATCAGATGCTGCTACCTTACAGAATATCTCATCACCACATTTAAGTTTAATTGTTGCGTAAAAGTCGTCTTCGATCATAGGGTTTACTCCTTTATGTCGATTGTAAAAATGTCATAGTTAAATTGTTCAGAAACATAAATTTTAACTCTTTCAATAAAATGATTCAGGGTATAGTTCTTTCTTGATCCGATTGTTAAATCATCAGCAATATCATAAAGTTTTGCACTAACCTTATCTTTGCCTTTACGGAGGACTCTACCAATACTCTGTAAGTTTCTAACTCTAGATTTTGATGGAGAGGCAAATATTACGTTGTGAAGGTTCTTAATGTTAATACCTGTACTGAAGGTTCCGTAAGATGCAACGATGATAGCGTCTGTCTCTTTTTCAGTAATCTCCCTTACTTGTTCTCTATCCTCGGCATCCACACCACCATGAATAAAGAATACTTTACGGTCTTCACTTACCTTTTTATTTATTAGGTCAAAAAGTATGGCACCATGAGCTTCTACTCTGGAATACAACACCAGACTATTTCCCTTGAGATCTGTTACTAGATTAGTAATAAATTTGTTTCTCTTCTCATGACCAATCAGAAACTGTATCTCATCCTCATACGTATCAAACTTCTTTGGTTTGTATTTGAGAACTAGACACTGAATATCAAGAGTTGCAAGGTGTCCTTCATCCTGTAATTTCTTGGTTTGAGTGACCTTATATGATGGTCCAAACAGTCCCTCTAACACCCACTTATGGGTCTGTGAGCCGTCTAATGTACCAGTAAATCCATATCTAAACTTAGCATGGTGTAATTTATCCATGATACTAATAAGAGACTTACTCTTAAAAAGGTGCGCCTCGTCGCCGATCACCACATCGTATGGTTCAAAGAACTTCCTATCCAGTTCGTAGATACTCTGCCAGGTAGTGATAGTCACTTCATTAGTATTGACTCGTTCTCTTCCTGCGTAGATACGATGACAATGATTTTGAGTGTCCCACCCATATGATTCAAAGTCTTTGTACATCTGTTCTACAAGAGATGTAGTAGGGACAACCAATAAAATCTTTCTACCCTTGGCTACGTGATACCTCACCACAGAATAGATCATGAAAGATTTACCTGATCCCGTAGGAGAGATCAGTAACTTACGATTGTATCTCAATGCGTCATAGACACCATCAATCTGATAGTCTCTTGGTTTGATACCAGGTGCTACACTTTCCATGTAGTCCTTGACACCACCTTTACTAATCAGTTCATTGACTTCAAATGGTGGTCCGTAGAATTTGTTATTTAAAAACTTATAGTTGTATCCAGCACCTTCAGCAAACGCAACTACCTTGTCTAACAGACCACAGTAGATACGCTTTGTTTTCATATTGTATAGATGAATTTCTCCGTTCCAATGCCGGTTACGATACTGCGGCATGAACTTCTTATTCTCGATCTCAAAAGTAAATCGATCTCGTAACTCATATTCTACATGAGGTTCAGAAGTGATCTTAAGATACACCTCATTCACCTTCTCAATAATCAACTCTGCCATACATATAGGTTTCCCTACACATATTTATTACAGTTCTCTAAACTTATACTCTAATATAATTCTATACAAAAAGTCTCTCAGCATATACAGTCTTTCCTGTTCTGCTGGTTCTCCTCCTGCCCACTTCTCAAGATGGACGCATACTGATTTGTAAGTCAGATATACATCCTCTATAGCAAAACTCATATCTACAATAGTGTCTTGATCGTCGTTGCCCATTAGCCCAGACCGGAAGTGAACCTCATGAATTCTATACTGTTTTTAATTTGATACGTTCGATTGCCTATTTGTTTCAAGATTTCCTCTATATATCTCAATATGACATCGTAATACTCAATCTTCATCGATACGTTAGACAATCTCTCATCTGCATCGAGATACTTATTCATCGTATCTTTATCTCTAATCTTCTTCGGGAAAGGATCTTTGATATAAACATCCGGGTCAGCTTTACCCGAATAGTACTCATACCTTTCGTGTCTAGTATTCTTCTTTTGTTGTTCTGCCTTCTTTCTCAACAACATAAAGTTGTTGTAGATATCATAGTATTTAGCGTGGAGAACAGGAATATTTAGTGATTCCGTGTGTAAGTTATCAATATCAATCTTAGAATCCTTCTCCCACATTAGTTGGAGTGTAGGAAGATCAATCATCGAAGAACTGCTCGCTGAAGAACTTTTTACTGAGAGTTTTACTTACAGCTCTACTAATCTGTCTCCTCAGTTCTCCAACTTGTGGATCGTCATTACCAAAAAGTTCTGTGATAATATCATCAATATCATCCAGTAGATCCTTTCTACGGGATAGCATTTCATTTTCGTCAATCATTAGCAGCAGGCTACATCAGTGATATTATACACAGAATACTTGAAAGTGGCCTGTGCTGTCAAGTATTCCACATCATTTGTTTGTGTGTCAAACTGTAGATCAGATATACTAGTGGGGAACAAGTCTTTGAATACGACACTGAATACAGGTCTGTTGATACCATTAAGAATGGTCATCGTACCATCAGAGGTGAGGTTAATTTCATCTCTTGCTGACTTTCTTACAGGACCGGTATTTTGCCACTCGTAAATTTCACTCAGACTTTCTGGGAATCCAATACCTCTCAACCAATTCTGAATTTCAACATAGTTCTCTAGTCCTTGATCTACAAGGAATCTAACAGTAAGATCATTGAATTCTAATTGAGTACCAGGTCTAGGAATATTTCTCAAATAGTTTGGTTGTACTGCTGTTGCCATCGAGATGCCAGGGACGTTCACTGCATTACCATAGAATCCTAATGCAGGAGCTCTATTAACAGTGAAACTAAAGCCATTAGCCTCTAGAAAATTTCTATCAGTAATTTGAGATGAGAGTGGTTGTGTCATAACTTCAATAGAGTTTTTTACCAGTTACCACAGCAGCATTAAGTGGTGTCAGGTCTTCTGTTGTCCAGTAATCCTTGGCTACCATCAGCTCAAGATGTTCGACATTGCGCTTAGCAGTGTCTTTTTCTTCGTCAGTAAGACTTTCAAGTGCATCAAGTGCGTTAATAAGATTTACGCTATCGACAGCAGCAGAATAGTCTTGTGCAATTTCAGCAGCAGTAAGTGTTTCAGCCATTTGATTTAAGAGTTTCGATTTCGGATTTAAGATCTTTGATTGCCTGTACTAACACAGGGATGAGCTGACCGTAGGCAGCTTCAAGACGATCTGGATTTAAATCCATAACCATCTTCAGGTAATCAGCGTTAGATGATGACTGGGCAGATTGCAGATCTTGAGCAATAAAACCAGCAGCGTAAGTACCATCTTGACCACAACCTTCACGCGAGTCCCATTTAAATTTAACGGGACGTAGAGTATCAATAAAGTTAAGACCAAGTGGTAGATCTTCTACTTCAGTTTTGTCACGACCATCAGATAAGCTACTAATTGTTTGTACCTGACAACGAAGGGACGTATGATCACTATTGCCAAGTGTAATCTCGTGAGATGCAGTGTTGCTGGTTGGATTAGCGTTTGCACCAATAACAATTATATTTTCGGCAGTAGTAATATTTTGAGCCGCCCGGTACCCCATTAATACCAACCTGGAACCTGTGGTGACGTTCTCTGCTGATTGCACGCCAATAGCGACATTGCGGAAAGCAGTAGCGCCGCTGTCTCCTTTTAAGGCATCTACACCAAGAGCAGTATTGTTGCCAGTCGATCCAGCGACGTTTGTACCGCAGCCTCCACCGATAAACGTATTAGAAGCGGCTGTGGTGGTGTTCCTACCAGCTGCAAATCCGATATTAGTGTTGTAGCCTCCTGTTGTGATTTCAGCGCCAGCGAGTCCTCCAACAGCAATGTTGTTACCTGATGTTGTAGCCTTTTCTAAAGCATCAACACCTATCGCAATGTTACTGTTTCCGGTAGTTAGATTGCTTAAGGATGTCCTCCCCAAAGCAGTATTGCCTTGGCCAGTTGTTACTTTTGTGCCAGAGTAAGCGCCAATAAATGTATTTTCGCTTGCTGTTGTTACAGCATCACCAGCGTACTGACCGATAAACACACTTTGGTTGCCAGTAGTAATAGATTTGCCAGCCTCCATCCCGATAGCTACGTTGCCATAAGCAGTAGTTTGCAATCTTCCGGCGTTATAACCTACAAATACATTATTTCCGCCAGATGTGATTGAATAGCCTGCGTAGGCGCCTAAAGCAGTATTATTGGAACCGGTACTATTTCCTACGGAACCGTGTAGCGCATAAGAACCAATTGCTGTGATTGCATTACTCGTAAAACGACTGCCAGCACCATAACCTAGATTCGTCTGATCAGTTACTGTTGTACCTAAATTTCCTGAATATGCTCCAATCGAAGTGTTTCTACTTCCACTCGTAATTGAACCACCGGCTGAGGTACCTGCTGTAGTATTGTATTCACCCGATGTAAGCGCAGTTAAAGCCGATGCTCCAAGTGCCGTGTTTTGAATACCACTGACAGAATCCGTCATCGCATCAGCACCAAATGCTGTATTGTGGTTTCCAGATTCATTATCTAGCGCACTATCGCCAACACCAGTACTGTTGTTTTGGCTTGTATTATTAGATAGGCCAGCACTGATACCAGTTAAGTTTGAACCATCAATTGCAGGAAGTGCCCCACTTAATTTTGATGCAGTTAATGAGGATATTCTTGCATCAGCAACTGTTCCTGTTAATTGACCAGCAGGTATATTTGTTAAATTCGCACCACTGATAGCAGGTAGTGTTCCTGTTAAATTACTTGCATCAACCGAACCAGTAAATGATGTGGCAGTTATGACACCCAAATTAAGACTACTAGGTGGAACTCCAATCGCTGTTGTAAATCCTGCTAAGTTACTTGCCCTTGACATCGATCAAAGATACTTTTGATTATTTATCACAACCCTTGATGGTTGTTGCAATCTCACCACCAATCTGTGATCCTATATCCTGACCAAACATTACTGCCCAACCAGAAGCCAACCATCCAACATAAGGAATACCAGTAAGCATAGGTGCAAATCCTGTAGCAACACTAGCGCCTACGAGGGCACCATTCGACTCTCCGCCACCTTCCGCCTTGATGCACTCTTCTGATCTCACAATCTTTTTTCCGTCTTCATCCACTCCTTCACCAGTTCTACCAGGCACATACTGGTTAGATCTAGTGGTTGTTGATCTTCCACCAATACCAAAGACACCATTGGATGTATCAACGTAAGTGTCTGAATTTAATACTGTGGGATCATGTCCCTTGTAGGTAATTGAGTAACTACCATTAGGATACATGGTAATTTCATAGGAACTTAAATCACCTACTGGTGGATAATTTATTGATACAGGAGGTCTCCTCATACTGTTACCAATAAATGCACCCACGTTTAATATACTTACTAAAGCCACCACTCCCCAAAGAGTTTTATTTTTATATTTCATAGTAAGAATGGTCAGTGTAGATATTTATAGACAAAAAAAGACCCCCTGAAGTAGGGGGTCTGTAAGGACATGTGGGACATCCTGACCCACAACAACCTCGATCACATGAGGTTCTTAACAGCAACACGTCTGTAGTAACGGTTGGAGTTAACACGGAGTCTACCGAGACCCTGAGTCGTTCCTTCAGCGAAGGGGTTAGCAACGATCCCGTAACGGGTCTTGAAGCCGATCTTGGGCTGGAAGGTGTTCTCCCCAACGGCGCGAACCATCTGGAGGGGAACATAAGGACAGTAGAACAGTCCAGCGTCATAAGGTGAAGTACCCTTATAACCGACAACATAGTACTGGTTACCACCGTTGGTTGCAGCGTTAGCAGCCGACAGGTTAGCCGAATATGGGTCGATATAGACACGGAACTTACCGTTGATGGTACCAGCAAAGGTGTTACCGGTGTCGTCAACGTTAAGGTTGGAGTTAAGAGCAGGGGTATAGTCGAGAATACCAGCCATGGTCAGTGCAGATGCAACATCAGCAGAGCACATGATCATGTTGCCCTTCCCGCGACGAGTTCTTTGTGCGATCGCGTTAGCGTCACGCTCGATTTGGAAGAGGAGACCTTTGAACTTCTCAACAGACCAACGACCATTAGAGTCGATGTCAAGGTCGAATACACCAGCAGTAGCGGTGTTAGAAACGGCACCTTGCTCAGCAATCTTGTAGATGGTTCTGATAACTTCACGGTTGATCTCAGCCAGGATCTCAGTAGAGAGAATGTTGGCGAGTTCCGCTTCAGCGTTCAGACCATGGATTGCCTTGAGGTCTTGTGCCAGTTCCAGGCTGTACTCAGCCTTCAGCGCTCTTGACTTGGCGGTTACGGTGACTTTCTCGATCGAGAAGGCCATCTGGTTGAAGTGATCACCAGTACCTGAACCCAGGTTCTCAGCGTCACCAGTTACCATACCCTGACCTACGTTGTAGGCAGTGGAGGTAGCGGTACCGACAGGGTTGAGGATAGAGGGGTTATCACCATTCTGACCGGTGGTACCCAGACCAACGTTAGCGTCAGACTCACCAGCAGTAAGATTACGGCCGTCGTCGTTACCGGAGAAGGAGGTATCTGCCTCGTTGAACAGTGCCTCGTCGCCTTCCTGATTCGTGAAGCGGGAACGCATCGCGAAGATCAGTCCGGTAGGACCATTCATAGGCTGAACGCCAGCCAGGTCATATGCGACCAGGTTAGGCATTGCACGTCTGATCAGGGAGATCAGAACGGGGTCGAAACCAGCGGTAGGACCAGCAGCGGGGGAATCAGCACCAAAACCGCCAGATGCACCAGCATTATTGGCATGGTTGGTGGGGGTTTCCATCAGGTTGATACCTGACTGGAATGCTTGCTCCTCACGGAGGAATTTTTCTTGGTTTTCGAGCAGGACTGCGGTTACAGCTCTACGATGAGAATCTTTGATGGGATCAAGACCTTCATAGTCGAGAAGTGGACTCCACTTTTCCTGCAGATGTTCGGATTGAAACATTTGCTTTACTTTATAGGTTTAGGTTTGAATGAATGTTAAATTCACTTTTTGAAGGCACCCAGGCTTCTGAGATAGGCTTCCATGTTGTTTCCAACAGGAGCGGGTGTTGAATCAACACTCTCAGACAGTGTTTGAGGTGCTTCGGACTTTGCAGCAGGAGCCTTGGAGAAATACGATTCCTTCAGGGTTTCCAGCTTTTCACGATATTCTTCTTCACTTTCAAACTCTACGCTTTCAGCGAGTGAAGCAAGCTTCTCTTTCTGGGTCTCAGCAAGACCTTCAGAGACGATATTCAGTACACCATCTGCAGTGGACTCGGCGAGTCTCTTATTCAGACCAATGTTCTTATCGATTTGCTCGTTGAGTTTTGTCTCCATATCATCAAGTTTTTCTACCATGCTCTCAAGTACATCATACTTATCTTCAGGGATTGTTACATAATGTTCTTCAAAAAGACCCTTCATGCCAGACAGGAAGGATTCAGTCATTTCGGTCTTGAGACCATGTTCGATAGCCAACTCATTCTCGGACATCCACTCTTGGCAGACGTACTCAAGATATGCGTCAACTCTTTCGGTAAGAGTTCCCTTAAGGGCTTCTCTTTCCTCATCCAGACGCTCGGCGTACTGGACCTCCAGGGATTCCTGGATTTCTTTGATTTTAGAGGTTAATGCAGCTTCAAAGATGACTCTCGCCTTCTCTTTGAATTCTTCGGAAAGATCTTCGCCACCGAGGAGGGCATTTACGTCCTCATCGATATCGACAGACTCTTCAGTAACTTCTTCGGATTCGGAAACAATTTCTTCCTCTTCCAGGACTTCCTCTTCAACTTCGGCTTCTTCTTTAGCCATTTTCTTCATGGGATCAGCAGCCTTAGCTCCCTTATTAACTACATCCTTGACGGTAGCGATCTTAGGCTCTTTGAGCTTTGCAGAGTCGTTATCAGGTTTGTAGTTCTCGGGGGTAGGACCACCAAGATCTTCGTAAGAAGTTTGCAGGCCTTCGCCGGCATTGGAAAGCTTACCCATACCCTCGGCAGGTTTGGCGTTAGCATTCACAGCAGTTTTAGATTGCTCCATTTCTTGTAAATCTCCAAGAGACATTTTAAGTTACTCCGATTAACCTTTTTTAATCTATATTTATTTATAATTTGTATATTTCAATAACTTATCAGAGGTTACTGAGGAAGTTATTGAACAGGTCGAGTTTTTGCTCGTCAAGTTGTTTTTGATCAACCAGAGTGTTGATCTGTTTGTAAGTCTTGGCGGCTTTCTCTTCTCTCAAGATTCCACCATCCCATACCCAACTCTTACCTTCCATGATACCTTCTACGAAAGCATCAGGAGCAGAGGGGTCGGCTACGATGTCAGCTGCAGTAGCCAACATAAAGTCGGGTCCTACAACATTGACACCTTCTTTGGTTTGCATCAGAGATCCAATACCTCTAGAAGAAACACCCAGCTTGACTCCTTCGCCAATGAGAGATTCTGCAATCTTACCCATTGGAGTAGAAAGGATTTTTGCCTTACCAATAAAATTGGTACCGCTCTCTTTGAGCGACACGATCTTGTGACTGACGCGATCCAGATTAACAGTTGGGCCATCTGGATGTCCGAGTTCTCCAAGAGCCCTCCCAGATTGAATGTGGTTTTCGTTATATCTTTGGACTTCCTTTCTCAAGGTATCCATCTGATACATTCTACCATTTCGATTACAGATATCTCCCTGGAGGAAGATACCCTCAATAAACATTGACTTCTTACCGTTCTTTTCTTCGACGATAAAATCAACTGATTCGATTTCTTCTCTGATTAGTTTCATTGTTTTCAGGATGCTTGTACTTGTTGAATGTATGCCTTGCCAGTTCCGGCTTCAGTCTTAACGGCAACTTTGAAAGACTTTCTCAACGTTGCATCGGGATCAGCAAATGTTCCAGATACTCCAGAAGAGTTGTAGCTAACAGTAATTCTAGTACCGAAGAATCCTCCGACACCAGATGATCTGTCAACTGCAGTAACTGTTTGATGACTGAAATCAAACGCGGATTGACTTGGTGCAGTCAGAGATACAGTATCACCCACATCAAAAGGACTACCAGTTCCTTCGGGAAAATCAATGATTGTAGATGATCCCTTGGTAACACCTACAACTTTCTGTGCAGAAACAGGACCCAGAGAGATCTTTAGATCGTCACTGGTTCCAACGTAGATGTTTTCATTTGTTGCAGTCGGATTAGATCCGTAATTCACATATACACCAACACTTTCAGCAACAACTCTCAACGTATCAGACTGTTGCGAAATTGCAGAGGTCTGAGCAGAGGATGTACTGGTGCTTACAGTGCTATTAATTCCAACAGGTCTGGTAGCGCTCATTATTTTCAATAGTTCTATAATACTTATTTATTATTCTTCTTCCTCATCCTCTGTTTCTTCGATCGAGGCCTCTACCTCATCAACAACATCTTCCTCTGTTTCG